GTCAAACGCATACATGCCGCTAGAGTCCACCAGGAAGGCGACCCCACCCATCACCGCCCAGCACCGTTCCTGAAGAATGCCACGGTACGAGGCCAGCGTGATGGACGCATCGATGATCGGCTGCGACACGTACATCAGCTTGTAGATGTGCGATGTCTGGATGATCAGCAGTGACGGCCCAAGTGGGATGAGTGCCTGGATGGTGTCGGAGGTGACGCTGTTTTCCTGGACGACCAGTTCGTTGTCTGCTGGGACGCTCTCCGGCTCGTCAATCTCGGAGAACATCAGCGAGTTGGGCCGCTGCCCCAGGATGTCCTTGGCATACCAGGCACGGTCCTGGAACATGCAGGCGACTGCGTATTCACCAGGAGGAACCTCAAACCGCCGCGCGTTGATCTGCCCGGACGGGAGCGTCACCGGCATGAGGCCGTACATCTCACGCTGGGTGTCGGTCAGGTCCACGTCGCTCACGGTGTCCAGGTACGTGCCGGTCCAGTTGGCATCGGACCGCAGGATCTTGGCGACGCGGAACAGGACTGTGCGCTGGTCCGACGAGCTGCGCCACAGCTCCATGCCCACCACCCGGTCGTCCAGGCCGTAGTGCGAGAACGCCCATGTCAGCCCGCCGGCCCCGTCTTCGCACGTGACTTCCACCAGCTCTGAGATGGAGCTGTAGCAGGGGCCGTTCTGGTTCTCCGGTGTGTCGTCGTAGTACCGCACGCAGCAGTAGTACTTGCCACGCATCCGCTCGCGGAGGGACGCCTGAGCCCTGGCTTCAGAGTTCGCCACATAAGCCGTTGGCGGAAGCGAGTACTGGCCTCCAGTGATCAGCGTGACAGACGACACGTGGCCGTCGGCATCGACTGAGGCTGTGGCGGCGGCATCGCTGGCCTCGGAGTCCAGCGGGTCTCGCTGGATAGTGACGAGCGGCGGAGTGAAGTAGCCCTGGCCAGAGTTGGCGACGGTCAGCGCCGTCACCTGATACCGCATCCGCACGCCCAGCTGCGCGCCAGTGCCGCCTCCACCCGTGATGGATGCCGTCACGCCGGTTGCCGTGGCGCCAGTGCCGCTGGCCAAGATGGAGATGCCGTCGATAGCACCGCGCTCATTGACCGACACACGGGCCGATGCCTGCGTCAGGCCCTGGGTGTTGTGGAACACCACCGTGGGAGACGTGGTGGCGTTCGACGTGTAGCCAGTGCCACCGGCGATCACGTCTAGGCTGGCAACCTCGCCAAGCAGGCCGGGCGTAAAGGTAGCTCCCTGCCCAACGCCACCGGAGATGGTGATCGTCGGCGTGGCCTGGTAACCGTCTCCCACATCGGTAATGACCACGCGGTCCACGCGGCCCTGGATCACTACGGCACGGGCCTTGGCTGGTGTGGTGGGCGATCCACCCGTGAACGTGACGGTGGGCACCCCGGCGTAGCCGGCTCCACCGCGGACCATTTGGACGGCACCGACGAATCGCCCAGACCCGGTCGATCCGGCGGTCATGGATGGTCCCACCGCGGGCTTGTTCAGCCCAATCGGACGGGCGTTGACCTCGGCCCCATATTCCGTAATGAGCGTGTCGCCGGCCTCGGACACCAGCGTGTCGCCGCCGACCGTCTCCAGGTCACACTCGCCGTAGTCTGGCTTGGGGTACAGGATGTACCGGATGCCACGCCCCATCCCGTCCACGCCATACACGTCGTTGTACCTGCCGGCGTAGAACGTCAGCGGCCGAATAGACCCCGTGTAGGCGAACGCTCTGGCCGTAGCCCCTGACCCTGTGTGGTAGAGCGTGGCGGCACCAGTGGTCGCAGCCGTACCGGATACCACCAGCTGGGTGGCACTAGAGAACTGCACCACGGAGGAGGTTGTGCCGCCGCTGAGAATGCTCGGCCAGGACGTGGAGCTGACCTCGGAAGCCAGCGTGACCGTTGTGGAGTTGGTGCCTGCGGTCACCGACTGAACGGTGACGCCTTGCGCCCGGGCGGAAATGGTCACCGTAGGGTTGCTGGTGTAGCCAGTCCCGGCGTTAGTGATGACCACGGACTGCACACGGCCGCCGTCGATGTGGGCAACGCCTTGGGCGCCTGTGCCACCGCCGCCGGAAATGGTCACGTCTGGCGGTGCTGAGTAGCTCGCACCGAACGTGCCCACGGATATCCTGATCAGCCCGCCGGCTGTGCGTGCTGCGATCTGCATCAGCTCGGCCCCTGGGCGATCCGCACCACGCCGTCACGTGACTGGTAGATGATCGATTCGGTAGGCGACGGGTAGCGGAACGAACGCCAAATGCCAGACGTTGATCCCGTGTGCGTGGTGAACGACAGGGCGACCGTGCCGGGACGAACGGTCAGCTCGCCAGGCGACAGGACCTGGAGGTTGACCTGCGTGACCGCGGCACCTGGCTTGATGCCGTATGGGGAGGCATTGGTCACCAGGCCGGACCACTGATCAATGATGATCACGGTGAGCCTCCATCCACGCCGTCGGCCTGCGGAGTTGACCGCCAGCCGGAGAGGTCCCACATGACCCGCCTGGCACCGGAGAGCGGAGCCAGTTGGTCGTTCTCCATCGCCAAGCGGAGGTCACGCTGGTAGAGCGAGAACGCCTGGTCAGCCTTCTGGTTGCGGATCCGGGCTAGCCAGTACTCCGTGGCACTGTGGAGGCAGTTGGTCATGCCAGGAGGGAAGTCCACGGGGTCCGTGATCAGGTACTTGGCGGACGAGGCCGTGAGCGATGTGTTGACCGTCAGGCTGGTGGCGCTGGCGACGGCCGTAATCTTGGCCTCTGACACATAGGGGTTGAGGCCGCTGATGGTCTCCGGGCTATCGGATGCTGTGCCAATCCGAATAATCGATCCGACCATGGCAGAGTTGAACGACGTGCCAGTGCCCGTGGCGGTGGTTCCAGAAGCAGTCACAGTCCCAGCCCTGGTTGCAGACTCATGGCCTGAGTACCGCAGCTGCCGTGGGGAGCGGCGGTAGGTGAAGTCGATTGTCTCCAGGCGGGCCGGGTAGCCAATAATCCTGATCGCCCAACCGCCAGTGATGTCGTCCCGCGTCACGGTCCAGTACGCCTGCGGGCCCTGGGCGTCCAGGACCCGTTCGATCTTCATTGCCTCGTCCTGGGACACGTAGCTGAATGCCGACCAACTGTGTTCGTCGATCGGCTTGTCCAGGTTGCGGAAGTCGGTTGGCAGCGGATAGAGAGTGCGGTAGAGCAGGGCGACCGTGGAGGTGCTGAAGTCCTCCGGGTAGGTCAGCGCACTGTCCAGCACCAGGACGCTAGAGCTGGTCCTAGTGGCCACCTTGGCGATCACGTCATTGATGCGGATGAAGCAGTAGGCGGCGCCGGCCGGAAATGGATCGCCTACGGTCTTGGTGATCGTCCTGGTGGAGGCGACGAACGTGACCTCGCCCTGCCACGCCGGTTCAATGACCACGCGGCCGGTCTGCTGGTGGAACTCCCAGTCCTTGATCCAGCCCAGCTCTTGGTAGGCACGCTGCACAGCGGTGCGGATGTCCCTCTGCTCCGCATCCTGAGCGCCGCCACCGGATGTGGTGATGAGGTTCTCAACCAGATCGTAGTAGGTTTGGTATGGCATTCGTCACCCAGCAACCACGCCCTCTGCCATGCCGACCTTCGCGACGTACTGCATGAGCGCCCCCACCGCCGCCGCGAGGTCAGCGTCGGCCTCCGCTCCCGCGAGCAGGTCGCGCACGTGCAGCCTCACCGGCTCGGCTGGCGCCTCTTCGACGCCGGTCTCGGTGGTGCGGAAACGGACGAGGGTCACACGGGCTTCGGCTTCGCCGCCTGTCACGCTGGACAAGACGATTTCACGCACCCACAGCTTGTCGAACAGTTTTGCAGGCACGTCCAGCGGCTCGGCGCAGTACAGCGTGGGGATGTCAGCCATTGATCCTCTCCTCTAGTGCGGCGATGCGTGCGTTGCTCTCTTGGAGTGCCTTAATCAACACCGGCACCAGTTTCTCGTAGGCCAGCCCAAGATGGTCGCCACACTGAGCGACCACGCTGTCGGCGTAGTCGGTGCCTGCGAGCGCCGCCTGCGCCTCTTGTGCGATCAGTCCGACCTGACGCTCGGTGGCGAAGTTGCGGTCGGTCTGCGGAATGAAGTCGAACGCAACGGGCCGCAGCGATTCGATGACGCTAGTGGCGTCGGTCAACGCTTCGACATTGGTCTTGAACCGTGCGTCGGACGTAGCGATCGTCGCGTTGGTGGCGTAAATCTGGGAGTTGACTTGGAGGAGGTAGGCACCGTTGTCGGTTGTGGTGCCGATGAGCATTTCGCGGTTCTGAGTAATGCGCATCGACTCAGACCATGTCGCAGAGTTGGCGCGGTTGCCAACGATAAGCGCTCCGTCGTCTGCGCCGAGAATCTTGACGCCGTAGCCGCTTCCGAAAACGCTCGTCTTGAACTCAATCCCGCCGATTGATTCCAGAGTCGTCAGGCTGCTCTCGTTGATTTGCAGCGTGCCTTCATACGTGGCACGCGCAGACGAAATGTTAGAAGACCCGCCGGCAACCATCAGCCGCGTGTTTGCTGAGTTGGCTTCCCCGATGGTGACGTTGCCAGCCGACGACACCCGCACCCGCTCGCTGCCGTCCGTCACAATCGCCGCGACGTTCGCTGCCGGGAAATACAGTCCAGTATTGGGATCGCCAGACGCTGCCACGCTGCACGCTGAGACGCTGCCTGCGGATACAAGCAGTTGATTCTCTAGCGTGACGTTACCCGTCGCCCGTGCGATGGAGATCGGCGTGCCAAGAAACACGCCAGCGTCCGACCATCGCGTGACCCAGAACGTGGACCCGACGTTGCTGCCGCTCTCCGCGTCGAATCCCGGACCCACTTCCCAGCGAGTGCTGCCGCTTGTCTGCATCCGCAGTTGCCGCACGTTGCCTGCGACGGTGCCAGTGAGGACGAGCGGCGATGCGACGGTGACCTGCCCGCCAAAATAGTTTTGCGCCGTCCCGTTGGCGTAGAAGTTCCACCGCCCGGTTCCACTGGCGATGTTGCTCCAGAAACCGAAATTGTTTGTGGCTCCAGTGAGTGAATCCCTCGCGACGAAACCGTACTGACTCCCAATGGCCGATCCAGCGCCCAATGACTGCTGCGCTGCCGCGTAATGCTCAAGCGAGTTGACCGTATAGGAAGCCGCCTCTGTTCCAATGTTGCTCAAACAAGATATGAAGTTGTTTGTGCTGCTGGACGGAACCAATACACGCAACACAAATCCGGCAGTCACGCCTGCCGATGAAGGTAGGCCGCCAAGTATGGCGAACTTGTGCGAGTCGGAAAACGCAGCGGTAGCGCCGATCGCAATGCGCCCAGCCGCATCGATCACAAATGGGTCGGAGTCGCCGCTCGCGTCGTTGACGACGAACGAGTTGACGGTTCCTGTGTTCGTCACGGTCAGCGGGACCACGTCGCCCGTGTTGGCAAACGTCGCCGCGCCGGTGAACGCAGGGCTGGCTGTCGGCTGCACGGAGAGCGTGGTGCGTGCCGCAGGGGCATCGGCTGACGAAATCAAGGAACGACCGAACGACGTGCAGGTGATCTCCTCCACACTGCCGGCGCCGGCGGAGGAGCGGCCCAGCAACTTGTCGGTCGCCGTCACGTAGGGCGTGACATAGGAGAGCGAGGAGTATGCGGTGCTGCCGTCACCCAACTTGAACCGACGGGTGTCGGTCTCAAACACAAGCTCCCCGGCCGCTGGCGTGGGGTTAGCCGACGCCACCGCAGAGGCGGTGCCACGCTTGTGCTTGATCTTGATGGTCATCAATAGCTGCCGCCGTCCAACTCCGTCGCCCAGGCGATGGTGTCGGTGCTGGCCGTGTAGTACAGGACGCCGTTGCTGGTGCCGCCGCCATCCAGGGCGCTGATGGTGTTTGTGTCATTGGCGACCAACACGGTCCCCTTGGCTGCGGAAGTCAGGCCGGTGCCGCCTTTGGACACGCCAATGGCCGTGCCGTTCCATGTGCCGCTGACGTTGCCGCTGGCGGTCACGTCGGTGCAGGACAGGTCACCCGTACCCAGGCTGATGTCCTTGTTGGCATCAACGATCAGGGCTTTGGACGCTGTAGCGGTGCCGGCCGTGACGCCGGCCAGCGTATTCAGCTCTGCCGCAGTGGAGGTGACCGCTGTACCGCCGATCTTGAACGTCCCGGACAGGTTGACTGTTCCGGAGTAGGTGTAGGTGCCGCTGGCCGTCTGCGTGGCCGTCAGGCTGAGAAACGCCCCAGGCCCGCCAATGGCCAGAACGGACGCACCGCCGCCGGATCCCTTGCCGATGTGCAGGATGTCATCGACTTCAGAGAACGCCAGCTCTGACTGGGCGAGCGTGCTGGGCGCCCCACTCGCACCGCCGGTCGCACGCCTCTTGATCCGCAGCGTAGCCATTAGAAATCACCTCCGTTGACAACTTCCTGCTCTGGATAGTTACGCCATTTCCCTGACGAGTAACGCAGCACATCACCCGTTTGGACGCTGGTCAGCTCAAACTCAGTGATGTTGTCCAGGCTGGCGGAGGCGGTGTAGTACGGCAGGGCATTCCACGCCGTTTCACCGTCACCAATTTTGAACTGGTTGGTATCCAGTTCCAAACCGAGTTCGCCCGCCAGCAGGACCGGGTTGCGCTCTGTCCAGGTCGCCGCCAGACCCCGGCGGAGTTGAAGGCGGTTTCTGCTCATGGCGCACTCCGTTATCTATTGCCCGCCATCCTCATTGCGGGCTGCGAAGTACCTGCGGACCCAGGCACGCAGGCCGTCCGGGGCGGAGTCGGTCCACTCCAGGAGTCCGTTGTCCGCAACGCGGAGGTGTTCCACAGGATCGAATCCAGCGTTGATCACGGGCTGCCAGCGGTCCACGTATTGCCTGTCCTGACGGGTTCCGTGGAAGAGGTGAAACGCCTCGCCCTTCAGGGCTCCGATGTTCCCGCCCACCTTGCTCCAGGCCGTCTTGGCCCAGGGCTCGTAGTCACGCTTCATTGCCTCGCTCATCCGGCCCAGGCAACGGGAATGCTCCAGGCCCATCCATCCCTCCAGGCACATGGCGTCCCCGGAGCCGACGATGTGCTTGTCATAGAGAGGGAATATGGACCTCCTTGCCGCCCAGGCCCCGCCAGGGGAACTCACTCCTGCCCCCATGTATCGCTCTGCCATCGGCCCCACGCCGGCCAGGACCTGGACCACCGCACCGTCCTCGTCACAGCAGTGCCAGTGGTTCCAGAGCTGGACCACCGGATACTCAGCCAATGCCGCCATGGTCTTGGAGGGCCAGTCCCTGTCCAGGAACAGGATGTCGGCATCGATCCAGGCTATGTGCGTGAAGTCCTTTGGGAGGGCCTCCACCAGCAGGTTGATCAGCCGCTCCTTTTGCCAGATGGCCTGTCCATCCCGTGCGTGGATCTGGAGGAAGGCGTCGGTTGTTGGAAACTCCTGCCCAGGAAACGCTACCTCTGCATTGAAAACAGGCACTCCGTGCCACTCCATGGAGTGCAGGAACCGCAGGTAGTTGTCCCTTGGCCTGGACCAGTTGGCTGGATTGAAGTGGCAGCACACAACCGCCAGCCTGCCGGGCCGTTTGGTCCTGGCGGCTCGCTTGGCCATGGCGAGGATGCGAGACACGGACCTCCTGGGAAGGCTGACGCCACGCTTCTCCGCCTCCTCGGCTATCCATGACTCCAGGACGGCGTCTTCGACGCGGTCTGCCTGGGCCGCGCGGGCCATCGCCACGCCGCTGCGCAATGGCGCACGCAACAGCAGGCTGCCGATGCGGAGTAGCCGCTGGCCGATCACGTTCCGCCGCAGCAGTTGGGCACCACTCGCCAGCGTTGGCTGGTTGGGTCGTAGCGCCCGTGAGCCCACTGGTTCTCGCCCAGTGAGAAGTTCACCCCACCCGGGCACAGGAACGCCGCAGAGTCGGTGCTGTGATTGTGGACGAACGTGACGTTGTTGACTCCCACATTGACGAACGTGGCCCTGGTGGACCCGTCACGCACGGCGTTGGTGATGCCACGCAATTGGGTGTTGGTTGACGAGGTGAGGCGGTACACGTCGGCTACCGTGGAAATCACGGAGTTGCTGATCGTCACTGTGGCCCATCGCTCTCCTGTAGCCACGGCAGTGACGAAGTCTGTCACCGCGGTTGAGTTGTGACTGTGCGACGATGGGGCGGCACCAATCGTTGTCGCGTTCAGACTGACCGCCCCCGTAAAGCCGTTGATTGACGTGACCGGGGCAGCCGTTCCGGCGACGATAGCCACGGCGCTATTGAAGCCGGTGATGTCTCCGGTCGAATGACTGTGAGACGCCAGGGCTGCGCCGATTGATGTGGCGTTGAGGCTCACGGCCCCCGTGACGCCGTTCACAGACGCCACTGGCGAAGCAGTACCGGCGACCACAGCCACTGCCGTGTTGAAGTTGCTGATGTCGGCCGACGTGATGGCTACCGCTCCAGTCCTCCCGGCTACCGAATGGACCGGACCAGACAGTGCCGCAATCGCCCCAGCCGTCACACGCTGGGTCTGCGTGTTGCCGGCGTTGTTGATGATCAGTATGGCGTTTGGGTCTGCGGCACCGACCGGAAGCGAGGAGATTTTGATCGACGGCATGTCACTTACCCTTCGGTCGATAGGAGTGCTTGGCGATGATCATCTCCCGTAGCTCGCCCGCCTTCTTGTTGGGATGGAGCTTGCGGTAGCGCCGCATGTCCTCGGCAATGATCTTCTCGGACAGCGGCGCCCGCTTGGGAGGAACAGGAATGCCCTTGTGGCTGACGATCCCCTCCACGGTCAGATTGCGTTTCCGGGCCACGCGGACGATGTCGGCCGTGGAATCGACCCACGCCTCCGGGTCCTTGTGAGCCCGCTTGTCTGCAAGACCGCCCACGTACTGCTTGCCGGCCGTGCTGATCCCCGCCTCGCGGGCCTCGCGGAGCATGTGTTCCGCCATCAGCTTGGGCATGTCATCGAACTGCTGCTGGTTGTACCGGCCCTGATTGAACGCCCGGTCCGTTCCCTTGGTGCCGGGGGGACACTGGAGCGCACACATCGACGCCCACTTCTCGCCGTAGGGCAGGGCGGCCTTGTAGGTCCGCACCGCCTCCGGACCGGCATCAAGCACCTGCTGGGGGATTGGCATTCTGTTGCTCCTGCGGTGGAGGTGGAGGCGGAGGCGGTGGGACCATGTACCGTGCCACGTCGATGTCCATGGATCGTCCCCAGTCTTCCAGGAGTGCGTTGAACAGCTGCGGCTGCCCAGCCTGGAGCATGCCCTGCGCTACGGGCATCATGACCTGGAGGGCCTGGTTCATTTGTTCGACCTTGGTCCCCTTGTTGGGCTTCCTGGCGCTGCCGGCCTCAACGCGGTAGTCGAACTCACGGACGATCTCGTCCGGGCTCGCTGCCAGGACGTGCATCTGCCACGCGCCCGCAGCCATGGGGCCAAGCAGCGGGGCGATGTCCTGCGGCTGCACCAGCCACCTGGCACAGAACGCCTCCTTCCGGGCCAGGAGGGACATGGCGTCTTCCAGTTGGTTCGCCATGTCGTCTGGCCGGACTGATATCTGCTCGCTCTTCACGGCGGCTTCTGCGGCTGACCTGAACTGATTTCTGGACATGCCGTAAATCAGCTCTGTCAGACCGACACGCCGGTCGAACAGGTTGGTGACCTCGGCCACAATTTGGAACAGCTCATTCGGCACACCGGGAAGGTTAAAGACGCTGATCACGTCATTCACCGAACGGCCGATCGCTTCACTGATCTCAACGATCTTGAAGCCGGAATCATCGGAATCCAGGATCTTGGCCTTCAGGTCGTTGTCCGCGGCCTTGGCAACGCCGATGAGCGTCTGGCTGGAGGTGGCGATCTTGGTGGCTATGAAGCTCATCGCATAGTTGATGAAACGCAGCTCACCGATGCCTGGCTTAATAAGCGAGATGGGGTATGAATACCCCGGCTTGCCGTGCCACTGGAGGATGGTGCAGGGCCACCCGTCCGGCTCCACCCAGAACGGGATGGGCCACTGAGCCGCCTGGAACAGTCGCTGCGGCAGACCGCTCTCGTCCACCTCGTCCTGGATGATGTCCGGCGGCAGGTTCAGCGGATACGGCACGCCCTCGCAGACGACGATGTAGCAGAAGTCCCCCAGGGCGTCGAACTTGCCACGGAGCTTCTGGTCCGCATCCTTCAGGCGATCTCCGAACCCCGTCTTACTGTAGATTTCCCAGTACGTGACGAGGTCGTTGGTCTTGCCGTTCTTCTTCTTGTTTTCGTAGCCCACCTCACGGCGGCGGCTACGTGAGTCATAGGACTCACTGTGGCCCTTCAGGTCTTCTTCCGGGACGCCGAACTTCTGGGCGACAAAGTCCCGTGAGTGCGTGCGTCGGCGGGCGATCCAGCGGATGTCCTGCTGGTCGTCTGCGTCCGGATCCCAGAGGACGGCGTCGAACGTCTCATAGAACGAACCGGCGACACGGGTTTCCGTTCCTGGGAACTGGAACAACTCCGTGAACCAACACCCGGCACCCTTGATCAGCGCCTCGTCCACCACCTTGCGGCTGTGGTCCTTGAGGTGCAGTTCGTTGGGCGTGTAGTTCAGGTACTCCTCAAGGAGCTTGGCGATGACGCCACGCTTCTCAGAGAGGAACTGGGTCTGCTGGACCAGCTGCTGGTACATCTGCATGCCCGGATCAGGCATCATCACCGGCTGGCCGTCCGGGCCGATGACGGGCTGGCCGTCAGGCCCCATCTGCGGCACGGGAGGTTGGGGAAAGATCCCCAGCATCTGCGGGCTCACCATGGGGTACTGGCGAGCCGTAACGTTCCGCACCGGATTGCGGTGATGGATGACCGCACCGAAGAGGCGAACAGCCTCCCAGACGCGGTTGATGGTCATCCGGAAGGCCGGCGGTGCCAGGCCCTTCACAAACCCCTTGACGCCCCGCGTGTAGTCATTGCGGAACATCCAGGCGTTCTCGCCGTCATAGAACTGCATGGCCTCATCAGCGTCCTCCTGAAAAGGCCGTTTGTGTTCCTTGGCGAGTTCGATCTTTTCCAGCCAACCCTGGACGATTGGCCGGAGCGGGTGTTCTTGCATGGCAGGGCCCTGGGCTACTGCTTATTGCCCCGCACCTTCTGTTCCAGCATCGCAACCCGCTCGGAAAGCTGGGCGACACGCGGATCCCGCGGGGCGTAGGTCCAAGTGCCAAACCGCCGCCATTCCGTGCTGTCGTCCAGGCGAGGATCGTCCCGGTGGCGGACGCTGGGCTTCTCCACCCCGCCGTACCCTGGAGACAGGGCCCAGAGGGTGAGCGTGTCCTGGCCCACCTTGATGACGAACGCCATCACCTGATCAGACCCCTCATGGGCCTGATACAGCACCGTGTCGCCCACGGAGGCGGCCGGCATCTTCCAGTTCACTTTTTCGTCGGTCCCAGGCATACGTATCCCTTTCCGTCATCGCCCTGACGTTTCAGACGCTCGGCTCGCCATTTGACATACCACGGCTCAGGGCCTGGCCGGGCTGGCGGTTGGTGGTACTGCGGCTCATAGGCACAGAGGTATTCCAGGCATTGGCAGCTGTGGACCTCGCCGCGTGTGTTGGGCATGTCCGTGACGAACGGACCGTTGTTGGACTGCACCACCTTCTTCTTGTACCGACGCAGCTCGCGGTACAGCTCTGGCACAGCGTTCTCCAGGAACTTCAGTTGAGTGCTGCCGTCACCGCGGATGTGCAGCATTTGCCGCACTAGGGCGGTTCTCGCCTGGATGTCGTCGGACCCGGGGACGAACTGGAACCCAGACATTTGTGCCCGGATGTTTCGTTCCCGGAGTTGCTCCGAATACAGGTCGCATGGCAGCCTGCCTGAACCAAGGTCCCTCAGTGTACCTCCGTGCATGTCCATGATGAAAGCGTAAAAGTGCTGCCCTTCGCACTTGGCTGCGAATGCCTCGCCCCAGATCAGGGCGTTGGCGTTCCGCAGGTACAGCTCGTCATAGACCAGGATGAACCGCTCGTCCGGAGGCACTGCTGCGAACACGCAGGCCATGACGGTGTGTCCAGGGTCGATCGATACGTAGCGTGTCCAGTCAGGCGGAACGATGCCGTCCGGCAGTTCCGATCTGGGGAGGGTATGGACCATGGTGTTGAACGACGGGTACATGAGGATGGAGTCCTGGGTGAACTCGCCCTCTGCACGCATCCGCAGCTCATCGACGCCCAGGGCTGACCACCGGGCGATGTTCTTTTCCTTCTCCTCCCGGTCGATGTGGTCGTTATCCAGGAACCGCAGGACGAACTTCTTGATCTGCGGGTTTTCCTTACCCTCCTCGGCCTCCTTGTCTGCCCGTTCGCACAGTCCCAGCAGGGCGTCGTTCTTGGAGTGCGGCATGGCACTCCACACCAGCCGGCCCTTACGGTCAGCCAAGCGGGCCTGCATCTCACCCACCCAAGAGGGATTAGAAATATCCTCGTCCAGATGCACCAAATCGGCCTGAAAACCCTGGGGTGGCTCACCCTCAGAGGAAAAGAAGTTGACCGTCCATCCATTGGTCAGGACGACACGCTGGCAGTACCCGGCGTTCTTCAGCACCCATGACACGTCTTCAACCAGTCTGGGTGGCACCAATGGCGGCGCTGGTTTCGTCTCCGCTCGGCGGGCGGCGTCCTGGCCAGGGCGGTACGCACGCCACTCGCCCGTCTCCAGGTCCTTGATGATCCGGAACGCACCGGCCTTGAAGAGCATGGGGTAGGCCACCAGGCCGATGTGCGGCCAGTTCCTGCCCACCACCACTAGGTTGCCGCCCTCCTTGGGGTACTTGTCGAACGGATCAGTGCCAGTCAGTGCGCGGGCATCCTCTACAAACGTGGAGAGCGATTTGCCGGATCTGTTCCCGCCAAGCACTATCCGCTCAGACGCCATGCTGGCGTGCATCTGCTGCTGAAGCGGCATGGGCTCGTACAGCCTGAGCGCTTCGATCTTCCGACTCTTCAGCTCCGCCTGGACCTCTTTGAGGTGGCCAAGCGTGTGCTGGGTCACGCCGGGGACGACCGGCGGCTTAGGATGGTCCGGGACCTTCCGCGGGTGCGGCTTCACTGAGGACCTCCACTGCACGGCTGACCGGCAGGGCCTTGAGCGTGATGGCCGTCTCCATCAACCGCTGCCGCAGTTCCTCCTCCAGCTCGTCTTCGGTCCACACCGACAGAGGCTTCTTGGCACCGCCCATGGCTGTGTTGGCGTTCACCAGCCGCACCAGCGTCTCCAGCATCTTCGTCCGATGAGCCCCCCCAGGAGGCGAATCGTAGTACTGTTTCATGAACACATTGCCGAAACCACGCACGCCGCCGAAGTACTCCAGAAGGACTTCGATCAGCTCGGCACTGTGGGGGATGGTCGATCCGCCCAGCCTGGCCGCCTTGCAGAACACGTCCACCGCGTCCTGCTCTATGGCGTCCAGCCGCGAGTCCTTCTTCTTCTTGCGGCGTTTTCGTTCGTAGGACGACCGGCACGTCTTGCATTTGGGGTGCATCCTGCCATCGGCTGACCGATGGAAACTGGTCTCTGGCAGCTCCTGCTTACATTCGATGCAGGTCTTCTTCATAGCTTGCAGTGCCAGACGTTCCCGTTAACCACTGGCACCAAGCCGCAATCCGCCACCGCCCGCTTCACGCCATCGAATGCGTGGTAGTCATGGCCCGCCAGGATGTGCTTGGCCTTGGGCTTCCAGGCCATGATGTCCTGCTTCACCGATTCGTAGTCATGCTCGGCATCGATGTAGACGATGTCGAACTGGCCGTCCCGGAACTTGGCTGCGGCGTCAGGCGACTTGGCCTTGACGGCGGAGATGTTCATGCCGGCGGTGTTGCGCTGGAACACCTCAAACGGCGACCCGGCTTGTCCGCTGTACTGCTTGCACCCCTCATCATTGACGTTCCCGCCCCACGTGTCCACGCAGGTCACATGTGCCGCCCCGGACTGGGCCATGATGATCGCACTGCGGCCAGCCCATGAGCCGACTTCCAGTACCACCGGCTTGCGGCGATGCTCGTCGCGGAACTTCTGCACCAGTGCAGCCAGGGCCTCGGCATCCGACTGCGGCAGGTCCATGCCCATGTCGTTGAAGCTCTTGGGCAGCCAGGTTGGTTCCGGGAGATCCACCAGCTTGGTGACGCAGCCGGCCTCCACCGCACCGCGGAGCTTCTCCGACACATGGGCGGCTGTGATGATCACGGGCTTGCCAACGCACTTGGGCTTCCAGTGACCGGCCCAGGCGTCCCAGTTGCAGAACACCGGGTTGTAGCCCAGCTTCTGGACGCAGACGAGCGACAGGTCCCGCGTCATCGTCACGTCTTCGGTGCTGGCCTTCTCTGCGGCGTAGCGGTCCTTCCACTCATAGTAGAACCACGGCTTGTCCGCCTCGGACCGCGGCTCGGTCACGTCAAAGGCCCGCATGTCGTACATGATTAGGCCGGTGGGTAGTGCAGCGCACTCCTGGATGCCGGTCATGTTGTGGCCGGTGTTCCGGTCATACATCTCCAGCTGGTAGTCCGGATTGGCGTGTTCCGACTGCATGTTCTGCCAGCGGAACACGTACACGCACTCCGCAGGCGGAGGGCCGCAGTAGGGGGCCCCAATCACACACGGCCCCTTGAAGTAGTGATTCACCAGGAAGTCGAAGCTGCTGTGGAAGAACGGCTTCGCCCCTGGCTGGCCGGCGTTGATGTCCGGCTTCATGTCGGAGTCCACCATCACCAGCACATCAAGCCCGTAGTCCCGGGCCATGAGGACAGCCCGGTTGCGGGTCATGGTGATGGGCGTGTCAGACAGGTTCCAGATGCGGACCTGTTCGATCCTGTCGGACTTGGACAGGTCTGCGACCAGCGGCACCATCCACTCTCGGATGTCAGGCACCTCAGAAGAGATGCCGCCGTTGCCGCCGTAGGAGAACGTACAGAATCCGACGTTGAACTTCTGGTGCATGCCTGGGCTCCAAGGGGGAGCCGTCAGTGTACGGGCGGCCAGTATAACGGTGCAAACCTACCGGCGGCGTGTGCCCTGCGTGCGCGTCGGCGTGGGACGGGCCCGGCCGGGCGTTGCTTGCGTGCGGATGTACTCAGCCATAGCCGCCGACTGATCTTTTTTCTGGCTTGCAGGCTTAGGCGCTGGCAGCCAGCTACCCGTTTGCCCGGGTGCCCTGGGCTGCACGTATCGCCTGCCAGTTTCCTGCTCTCGGCGCTTGATCTCAGCCTGGCGTGCCTCTTCGGTCATGATCTGCTCGCCACTTGGCCCACGCCTCATGCCTGGAAGAAGTGGGTAGGACCAAGGGTCATTGGAGGACCAAGGGGCGGAGGGATTGGGCTGCGCAGCTGGCGGAGTATCCATGGCCGGTCCACCAAGCTTGGTGTCAACCGGAAAACCCCAGTCAGGCATGCGGCCGGGAGGAAGTCGCCGGCTCGGATCCTCCCGAACCATGCCCATTGGGATTGGCCGCGCGGCCCCTGGGGTGTTCAGGTCTACTCCATCAAACTGGTCAAAATCCCTGCGGGTGGCACGCACCCATCCGGACCCTGGCCTGGGCTGCTGCCCGCCGTTAGCGAACGAAATTTTCTCACCAGTTTGCGGATTGATGTACTGCACAACCGCTTGCGTCGCCGCTGTTCCAGGAGGGGCAAAATCAAAGTCGCTCTGCCAATTCCGGCTCGGAGGCAGTTGCTGGCTTGGAGGGATAGGCTGTGCGGCGCCTGGAGGTGGTAGGCCGGGGCCGGGCTGATAGCCGTCATCAACCCCATCGCCGTCCGAATCAACGAAATCCATAAACCTGCCTACGCCAGGAGGCATGTTAATGAACTGCCCAAACCTGCCCCACCGCCGCGACTCTGGCTGCTGCTCGCGCACGGGCGGACGCGGCGTTGGCTCCGGCTCGGCAACCACAGGCGGCCTCACTGGAGAAGCGTCCTGATTCAGTCCAGGATTCATCATGTACTGGACGCGGCTCTGGTATTCGGCGTCCCGTCGCTGCTGCTCACTTCGCCATCCGCCTGGAGGTGGAGGTGGCGGCGCCCACGGGGCACGCTCCGGAGGCGGCGGAGCGGGCGGCGGAGCTGAGGCTGCGGGTGGAGTAGGCTGCTGCGGGCTTCGGAAAGCGGGCCAGTACTCCCCGTTTGGACCAATTGGGAGGTCGGTCAACGGCTGGCCGTATGGCAGGCCAGTGCCTGGGTTGATAGGCCGCGGAACATCGAACGCCGGCTGCTGCGCCGGGGCCACCAAAGGGACGCGGGCTTGCGGGAAATTGGGGAATTGCGGGCCGAGACTGCCCGTGCCGTACATCGGCGGCGCCGACTGCTGGCCCAACTGGGAGATGAGCTGGTCCTGGAACCCTTGGGGTGGGGTGATTCCGTACTGGCCAAACATGCCCATCAGGGCGTCCACGTTGCCAGTGGCGAACGGGTTGCCCTGATAGCGGCCATCCTTGATGCTCTCTGATGCCTGGTTCCAGGTCGTTCCAAGGTCAACACGCTGCGGCTGCTGGCCACCCATGACGCCCTGGTTGTATTGGGCCTGGTTCTGGAGGAACTGCTGGACGAATGCGTCCTGCTGGTTCTGGTACGCCTGAAGGTTGGGCATGGAACCGAACGGCGTCTGAACGCCCTGCGGCCTCTGGAATGCGCTCATGTTCAACGGCGCGGATTGGGGTTGCGCGTCATAGCCGGGCGTGTTTGGACGCTCGCCCTTGCGGGACGTGAAACCCATGAATGGGTTGGACTGATTGCTACGTGTATCCATGACCACTCCTACGTAGATCGGATGCCGTCAATTACAGCAGGCTCCACTTCTGCTTGGCGTCACCGCCGTACCGCTGCGCGTACCATTCGTCAAACGGACGCGGACCCTGCCAGCCCGCCAGGAATTGCTGTTGACTTGCTGCGTCATTGCGTTGCGCGGATTGCCGTTCATTGAAGCGACGAGCCATTTCGGCGTCGAAGTCGGCAGGATTGCCTCGGTGCTGGCCGGCAAACAGATACGGGTCGTTCGGCATCGTACCCAAAGGCTTATCGAACTCTCTGGTGCGTTGACGGGATTGCTGGTATTCGGCTGGGCTCATGTTGGCCCTTCGCTGTTCCTGCATCCATTCGTCTATGAACTTCTCACGGTCTTTGTACTGTGCGGCGCGTGGTGCGTCGTCACGCTCGGCCTGGCGCTTCTTGAGGAAGTCCTCGCGGCTTATCTGCTGTCCGCCTTCCAGCGTGTTCAGGCGGTACAGAATGTCATCGTCCTGAGCGGATGTGCCGCCTGCTAGCTGCCGCCGCAGGCCCTGAATCTCATTGAACCGGGCGGTGGATTCCTGCTGCTTCTTGGCGTCTCCATAGGCTGCCTCTAATTGCGTGGCATACTCTGGGCTATAGCGTTGCTGGCCGACGCCTGCCGATGCGGCAGCGCGTTGCGCCGGCGTCCACTTGTTCCATTGATCGACCGCAGCCTTCTCCATTCGCTCAATAGCGGGCGAACGTGCCTGGCCGGGCTGGTATCCGCTCCATTTGGCAAAGCCTGCATCTGTCCGCGGATCTATGTTGGCCTCGCTTCCGAGAGGCTCTAGGTCGCGTGGCGGCCCCGCATACGGCGTCCCCGTGCTGGCCGGCTGAATGGGCTGGGCCTGCCCCATGGTCGGCATCGGACCGCCGGTCTGAGGCTGGCCACCGTAGGCCGGCATGCTTGCAGGCTGCGGGCGTGGAGTGGCTGGCCGGCTGCTGGGTGCCGGTTGCGTCTGCTGGCTATAGATGTTGAACGTCGGTGCCTGTTTGGCCTGGCGTACCTGATTCCCGTATGGGTCCATCTGCCCCTGGGCCCGGAGCTGGTTGCGGCGGTTTGTGCTACCAAACCCTGCATGCCCAAACGCACTCATCGCTCGCCCTGCTTGTTGGTCATGGAATCAGTGCCCACGCCATACCCATGGAGCATCCTGAGCCGCTCGGCATCCATCTGGGGCTCCGCCTGTCGCACCTCATTGATGAGCTGCCGGAGGTAGTCCAGGTTGGGTATGGCTGCGTCCATCTAAAGAAAAAGCCTCTGACCCAGTCGCCCAGGTCAGAGGCTTCCCCCTAGCCCCAGAAGGGCGTGAACGGTTCAGACCCCGCAGTTGACGATCGCCAGCACCGCGGAGCCGGTCGTTGCACCGGCGGAGCAGGCGATACCGATCACACCCAGGCCGTTGTTTCCGGCAGCCGTGGTCGCCGCACCAACGCCGCTCGGCGTCACGCGGCCAGCCGTGGTCGCACCGGCCGTCGCAGCGGTGATCGCCGCGAGCCGGTCGCCCACCGCCACCTCAGTACCGGAGAGAGCGTGAGCCACCTCGGTCGGACCGGAGACGGTCACCCAGAACACGTCGTTGGCAGCAACCCCGGAAGCCGGGAGGAACTCGTCAACGACGCCGACACGCTCCTCATTGGTGACGGCCGAATAGCCGTCCACCTCGGAGAACACCGCCGTGCCGGCCGTGCCCACCCGGAACCGCACCACCCGCTTCGGCAGCAGAGCGCCACCGGAGCTGTTGCGGACGGCGATGCAGGTCTTCAGCCGGTTGCTGCGGATCGCACCCGTCGAAGGGTTCACGTCGGGAAACTGCTTCACGCAGCCCACCCAACCCGTACCATCGGCAGTGGACGACACGCCCAGGGTCTGGCCAAGAGCGAACGGCGGATCGATCGTCAGAGACATGCGACTCACTCCTAACGGGTCAGGCGTAGTTCTTGAACTTGATGAACGACCTGGGCGACTTGAACTTCATGTTGCCCAGCGTGGA